GTTTTTAGCAGTCATTAGACCTAGTAAAAAGCATTTAGTTGGATTACCCTGGCGTGAAGTTGCAAAGACAGTTTGGGATAAAGATAACGCTGGGTATGTATTTAAGAAAAGTCACTCAATTGGTTATGCTTGGTTAGTAGCAGTACATATGAATTTAATCAAAGAATTAGGTCATTTTCTTAATTAGTGTGATGCTTTTACGTTTAGTACGGCGTTTCCCTAGTTCACTCATACTACAGATTGGACCGTGAAGTATAGACAAGCTTTTATTATTGAATGTGCGTATGTAGGGTTTAAAAGGATTCCAATCACCCTTTAAGAAAAGATTAATTGGTATCAATCTATTAGATTCCCACCACCATATATCACCTAAAATTAAAAATTGATCCCTAAGCTCTTGATCAATTATAGAACCATAATCATAAATTGTAGTGACCATATCATCACGATTCTGTACAATACCCACATAATCTTGCCCGGCATAGGAACAAACCGTTATAAAAGGATGAGTTTCTGATAGTTTTTTGAAAAAGTCGTTTTGAATTATAGACATACTATGGAATATTTATGCATTTTATTTGCCCAATATAATATTTCTTATACTAAATATAGTATAGGAGCCATATCGTGTACAGTACAATAGTTTATCAATACATTTCAAGACAAATAATTGTAACCAATATTGGTAACTCAACCGGGAGATATACAAACGTGTACAGCAAAACCTTAAAATTACATAAAGGTGTTGATAATAGATTACAATTTCAGTTAATCAATCAAGACCAAAAACCTATTGATATTACCAATCTTACAATAACCTTACGAATTATAGGGGCAGATAATGTTACTGTTTTATTCAAGGGAGCATTAACTCCTACGCTAGCATTAAATGGATTAGCGGAAATAGTAATTGAGAGTAGTAGCACAGATACAATAGAAGCACAAAGGGCATACTATACGTTGGAAAGTAATGATGGTACCTATGATACACCCCTTTTCACAGATCAAAATAGCGTAGCTAGGGGAGTAATTGACATTGTAGATAGTATACTTCCCCAATTTCAATCTTCTACTGTTATAACCATTCCCTCACATGCACCGATCGTGTCAACGGGTGTATCATTCACTAGTTCACTGTATAACACGAATGGTAAACCTCATACAACCATACAAGTATACATGACCAATTATAGTGGTAACATCAATGTTCAGGGTAGCACAACTGGCTCTAGTAGTGATGGGGTTTGGTATGATATACAAGACCATACTTATACCATGAATTCAAACTCAGTAGGATATCTTATCGATGGATATCATGCTTATATTAGATTAAATTTCTATGCTACGAACGGATCAGTGGATAATATATTGGTTAGATAAGTAACCAAGTAGCTTGATTCTACTGTCATAATGTGTTAAACTAGTAACATGTTTGACATCCTCGCATTAATTCCCGGTAAAAAGAAAAAGACAGGATCTGGCTGGTACAGTTTCAATGCAATTTGTTGTAGCCATCGTGGGCATCGTGAAGACAAACGAAGCCGCGGTGGTATTAAATACGATGGTATTAATAATTGGGTAATGCATTGCTTCAATTGCGGATATAGTTGTAGCTTTACATTGGGAATGTCAATAACATCAAAGACTAGGCAGTTCTTACTTTGGTGTGGTGTTGATAGTGACCAAATTCAAAGATATAGTTTAGAGAGTTTACAGAAAAAAGATTTATTAGACTTTACTGTAAAACGTAAAACCACAAAAATCAAGTTTGATACAATAGAACCTATTAAGGATAGTATTCCTATTGATACTTCAAACATAGATCATCAAAAATTTGTAAACTATCTTACAAACAGAAGTATAGACCCTGCAAGTTATCCTTTCTTGATTACGCCCTATGATAGTGTATACCGTCGTAATAGAAATAGAATTATCATTCCCTATTTCTATAAAAGCAAAATGGTAGGATACACTAGTAGGTACTTAGATAATAATACTCCAAAGTATCTTAACATAGGTCAACAACCAGGGTATGTATTTAACTTTGATAATCAACAAAAGGATTGGAGCGTTTGTATTGTTACAGAGGGAATCTTTGATGCACTAAGCATTGGTGGTGTGGCAGTTATGCATGATGATATAAGTCCTGAACAAAGTGAACTTATATCATCATTGAATCGCAGAGTTATTGTGGTGCCCGACTTTGATAAAACAGGATTAACGTTGATTGATAGAGCATTGGATTTAGGATATGGAGTAAGTTTACCTGAATGGGCTCCAGGTATCAAAGATGTAAATGATGCAGTAATAAAATATGGTAGACTACCTACATTGTTAAGTATTATACAATCAGCAACAAATAGTAAAATTAAATTAGAATTAAGGAAACGACAAATTGCAAAAGGACTATAGTATAGAAGTTCAAAAGTTGTTCTTACGCATGATGGTTTCGGATGGTATATTGTATACCAGAGTTATGAACATTATGAATCCCGATAACTTTGATAAAAGTTTAAGACCGGCTGCCGAATTTCTCAAAGAATATAATGACAAATACAATGTCATGCCTGACTTATCACAAGTAAATGCAATCAGCGGAATAGAACTTGAGTTAATTCAAGATATGTCAGAGGATCATTATACATGGTTCTTAGAAGAATTTGAAAGCTTTACACGTAGGCAAGAATTAGAAAGAGCAATTCTTAAAAGTGCCGACTTGTTAGAGAAAGGTGAGTATGATCCTGTTGAGAAACTAATCAAAGACGCAGTACAGATTAGTTTACAACGTGATATGGGTACAGATTATTTTGCTGATCCTAGGGCTAGATTAATGGCATTAAAGAACAACAATGGTCAAATTAGTACTGGATGGCCCTGTATGGATCGTAAACTATACGGTGGATTTAATCGTGGGGAATTGCAAATCTTTGCAGGTGGTTCAGGGTCAGGTAAAAGTCTATTCATGCAGAATTTGGCAGTTAACTGGGCTACTGCAGGATTGAATGGTGTGTATGTCACATTAGAACTAAGTGAAGATTTAAGTGCTATGCGTATAGATAGTATGATGACTGATACAGGTAGTCGTGATATTTTTAAGAACATTGATGACGTTGAACTTAAAGTAAAAATGCTTGCTAAAAGTTCAGGTAAGCTGCAAATTAAATATATGCCAGCACAAAGTACAGTCAATGATTTGCGTAGCTATTGCAAAGAATTAGAAATTAATACTAAGAAAAAGATAGATTTTTTGTGTGTTGATTACTTAGATTTATTAATGCCTGTAAGTGCAAAAGTCAGTCCAAGTGATTTGTTCATTAAAGACAAGTACGTTAGTGAGGAATTGCGTAATTTAGCTAAGGAATTGCGTGTATTATTTGTAACTGCTAGTCAGTTAAATAGGTCTGCGGTAGAAGAAATTGAGTTTGATCATAGTCATATTTCAGGTGGTATTAGTAAGATTAATACTGCTGATAATGTGTTTGGTATTTTCACGAGTAGACATATGCGTGAGCAGGGTAAATATCAGTTACAATTAATGAAAACTAGGTCAAGTTCTGGTGTAGGGCAGAAAATTGAATTAGCCTTTGATATTAATACATTGAGAATTGTTGATCCGGATCCAGAAGGAGTTAATAGTAATGATGAGCAAAGTACTCCTGCGCAAAGTCCTAACGACATTATGAACAGATTTAAGACACAATCTACAGTAAAACCAACAGGATTTATGGAAAGCGACATAAAAGAATCAATTCCCGTAGTAGAAAAAACAGTAAAAGTTGAAGTAGGTGGATCACAATTAAAGAATATGCTTAATCAATTAAAGAAAAAGTGATAAATACTAAGGGATCTATATATGCAAAAGAAAACTCGTAGTCTTTTAGAAGAATTAGAAGCCATTGGTAATAATCGTGATACTAAACACATCATTGAGAGCCGTGCCAGCAATATTATCACCAGTGCAATTAATCTTTTAGAAATGATTAATAAACACTATGATAGTGATAAGGCTCAGGTCTTAGAGCGTAAATTATTGAATGCAATTAAATCCCGCGATCAAACAAGATTTACCAATAGTTTAAGGAAAAAAGATGAGAGCGAATGAATTCATTAATGAGGGAATGTGGGACAGAGCTAAAGAATGGGCTAATCAAAAAGTATATAATCTTACTGGCAGTGAGAATGCTAAAAGTGCCGCAGTAAAAACTAACTTTCTAAGAACATTTAACGGTAAATTAAATGCATATATAAATTCTACTAAAAGTACCAATACAACCGATATCCCGCACTTTATACAATCATATCTAATACAAAATAAATTCATGGATCCTAACCATCCAGATATGTATTCACAAAATGCAAAACTTAATACTGAAGTAGGTAGAGTTAGCGGTGAGTTGACAGCAAAGCCAAATGATAATATGCTTAAAACGACTTTAGGTAATCTAATATATCAGGTTGCAACTACTGCTAGTGCACCAATGGCAAAGACACCCGTTCAACCTCAATCTACATTTAACAATCAACCTAACGCAAACTATAATACGACCCCGATTAGCAATATACCTACTCAACCCTCTACTCAACCTACTGTTGCAACTCAAACGCCGAATGTAAATTACAATTCAACTACTGTAGGTAAACCTGCAATGAAATTACCTAGTTATAGTGCTAATATTACACAACCAACACAGACTACTCAACCTACTCAGCCTGCACAGACTACTCAGCCTACACAGGCTACATCAATCGCACCGAAATCCGGATCATTGACCGGTTGGCAAAATGGTTCTACTGCTAGTGCACCGCAACCTAATGCTACACCTAGAAGACCTAGATCGTTAAGTCAAGTAGTTCAAAACCCTAATTTTGGTAAATAAATGGACAATTTTAGACAACTAGTAGACAAACTAGAAAGTTTGAATACATTTATCGTAAAAGAAGATAAAGGTCATTTGGATCATCCAGAAGACAGTATCTTTATTGGTGGTAGCAATTATGCAGAAAAAGCAGTCAATGCAATTGTAGCAACAGTTCAAAATCCAAACATTGTTACTATTAAATGGGATGGTTATCCTGCATTGATCTTTGGTCGTGGTCCTAACGGCAAATTCGCAGTCATGGACAAACACATGTTCAACAAAAAAGATGGTGTTGGACGTATTGCTTATAGTCCTACATTATTTCGCAAGTATGACTTGGAGCGTGGTGTAGATCGTAGCCAACTACATCAAATAGTAAATGAAATATGGCAAGGGCTTAGTAGCGAAGATCAGAGTGCAGGTTATTATTGGGGAGACTTATTATTCAGTCAACCTTTGCAAGAAGAAAATGGATTATACAAATTTCGTGCTAATCCAAATGGTATCACATATACCGTAGACGCTGATAGTGAAGTAGGTAAATTGATGAAGGGTAAGATTGCTGGAATAGCAGTACATCAGTATATTAAACCAACCGCACTAACAACAGATGAAGCGACTAGCTTGAATGGAACTATAGGTCAATTAAAGAACAATAGTAATGTAGCAATTGTTCCTAGCAAAATGCCTATAGCTCCTAAACTAAAATACAGCGAACAACAAAAGAATAAAGCATTGCAATTGATATCACAATACGGACCTGCGGTAGATCAACTATTGGTTGCACCAGCCGGATGTAAAAGTTTCTTAAACAGT